TCATTCATATTGGTTCCATATAATAAATATATTTTTAGTTTGGTATATTCTATAAAAATTTGGACAAATATACAACTAATTATTTATATTTATCTGATATACTATTTTTATGTATAAACTGAAAAACTATCTATTAAGTATGCAATCACATTGGATGATTAACCATACAACTTATCAAGCGGTTCAAGATACCTTGCCGCATATAGTTAAATACAAAGCAGCTATGGGTTTGAAAGATATGGAACAAACACCAGCGCACGATATAGTAAAAAAAATATATCCAGATATTTATAAAGTACCTTTGTTTCGCAGACATTTCTGTACGATGTTGTTAAGAGAAATAGAACAAATGAAAAAAGAAATAAAGTTTGCTGGCAATGATGATGAGGACACTTTAAGACAAATACCAGAAATTGTTTTAAAAGAACAAGTACCTGAACTATATAGGACCATGTGGTTTGTAGTTCAATCTGTTTTAAATCCTATCTTTAATGCAATATGGCAAAGAGATTGTAGAGACCCTGCATCTATACAAATAGCAAACTATAATCTTAAAGATAAAAAACAAGGTGCCTGGCATCACGATGAATCAGCAGATATATCTGTGGTAGTCCCATTGAATACTGGTAAGTATGAAGGTGGTGGCACTGCATTTCATAATTACGGCGAGGTCCCGCCTTTACCTACAGGACATGCGCTCATGTTTCCTAGCTTTAATAATCTACATAAAGGCCTACCAGTAGAAAGTGGAGACAGATACTTATTGGTTTTCTGGCTATGCGATAAGCAAAAAACTGTAGATTTATACCATTCCTTAGACTAAAAAAACTTGTTATTATTGTGTGTAAATAGTTGCAATTAGTTGCAACTTATGGCATTATATCTATGTGGGAATTTTAATTAATAACAAAAAAAAGGAGGGTAAATAATGAAACTTACTGAAAAACAAATGATAGCAATTATTAAAGAAAAAAGAATATCTGAATGTAATAAATCAGAAAAAGAACAAGTTATGGCTTTTGCTTTTGGAGAAAATTATATGAAAGCCAATGATAAGGGTGCAAAAAAATTCATCAAGGAGAGTAAATAATGTTTGATGTAATTAGTTATGACGAGCATGGCAACGAAGATAAAGCCATGGCAAAGAAACTCAAAGACGGATTTGCAAAAGTGTATGACAACATGTGCAAAGATTGTCTAGGTACTGGCAAAAGAAAGATTACTTTTGAAGATTGCTTTGGTAATCCAATGCCAGAGAAAACTGTTTATTTAAAATGCAACTGCAAGGAGGTGGCGTAGTGGAAAAATTATACAACTTGCTTGATGTCGAGAGAAATCAAGAGTGGAATGTAAGAATTGTTGAAAAGGGAGATTGTTATGGTAACAATATGTGTTTAATTCATAATGAGGCAGACCCTCTTGTTGAGTTTTATGATGCAGATGCTTGTTTCAACGATGGTCCAAAAGGTATAAAACTAGGACAATTTGTTAGCAGATACTACATGTCAACTCTCATGGGTGACGAATTTGGTGATTCAATAGGTAATGGTCAAGGTCTTTGTCTTGATGGTGGTGTGCCCAAGTGGGAGATTGAGGGTGCTGCCATGGAAAGAGTTGCAAGATTTTTAAATAGATACCCAAAGGAGGTGGCGTAGTGAGATACTTGAACAAAAAAGTTACAGGCTATTGGGGTGCTGGCATCCCATTAAGCTTTGGCAAAGTAGATGCGACACATGCTGACGGATATATCACTATCAAGTGGAATGACGGCACAAGAGTGAAACATAACCCTGCCAACATACAAGTTGGTAATATTAACGACGGTATTGGTGTTTATTGGGGTGTAGACGAACAGGCCATACCATTTTCAAATTACTGGAGGGTAACATGAATATTAAAGACAAATTGCAAAAAATTGAAAACATGGATAAGTCTATTAATACAGAACTAAATAAACTTGTTGATGAGGTTAGAGATTGTTGCTTTGTAGATGGCTATGATGCTACAACTGAGGAATGTATTGGTACTGTGGTATCAAGGTTTTTAGGTTGGGATGGCAATGCAATTATGAAGATAGCATTTGAAGCTCTTGAAGATTCAAACTTTCACGGTTTAAATGCTGAACTACAAAAAACCTACAACGATTGGTTGCAGACAGCCAACTAATACAAATCTGATAATTCTACAACCTGGACACCCTCTAGGTTGTAGGGTTTAAAATCATCTTGTTCTTTACATTTTAACAACAGCTCTAGTGCTTGTTCGTTTCTTGCTCTGGCATATTCCAATGCCTCATCAGATAAAGTGTAAACACCAAACGGATATGGATGAGCTTTTTCTTGTGCTAAGAAATTAAAACCATCTGCTCTTAATCCAGAGGCTCTACAGCCTTCAACATATAGTGCTGCTTGCATGTGATAGTTGAAGCTATTAATAGCGCCTCTAAAGCCTCTAGGTGAAGCGTCACGACATGTTTTAAGGTCCCAAACTCTTTCGTTGTCATACCAGTCCAATCTACATTTAAACGGATGGCCATGCCATTCAAACACAAGCGTTAGTTCTGCTCGGTCATCTGCTTTTGGCACATAGTCTTTTACAACATCACGTCTTTCAATACAGGTATCAAACATATCTTGTGTGACGGCTGTTCTATTACCTATGCTAGCCATAAAATCTTCATACTCTTCTTTGCCTGCTTTTGTTCTGCGGTCAATCTTTGGTTGTATTACAAACTCATCATCAAACTTATGCAGCTCTAAAAAAACAGTGTGTTGCACCCGCCCTTCCAGCAGAGCTGGAGTCTGGACCATTGCTTTTTGATGCTTCCAGCTGTATGGGCATTTAATGACCGCAGTTAGGTCGTGAGACCTAAAGGCTGGTATCTCTGCATATTCTTCATAAGGTATGTCTTCATATATTCCTGGTTTCATTTTGTATTTCCTCAAATTCATTTTTGGTTATGCTGTGACAATTAAGATTGCCAGCAACGGTTCTTCTTTCTCCCTCACCCTTAAACGGATAGACGCAATGTTGCATCCAAGAGGGAAATAATAATAGTTTGCCTACCTCTGGTTTAATCATAACTTGTTGAGGTGGTCTTAAGCGCTCTGGGTCTTTGCTTTGGTTCAAACCATAGGTAAAGTTTATAAAGCCGTCTATGGCTCCAGAGCTGTCGTATAAGCTGATATTTGTATCATCATTCAGCTCGCTGATTTGTGGTGGTACTTTGGTCCAACAAGTAAAAGATATACCCATTGGTGATGTCGTTAAATGGTCGTGAATTGGATTATAGTCACCCGCATAACTATGGACGGACCATAGCTTATCAACGTCGATTTTCTTGGAGACTAGAGGAGTTTTAGTTTGTTCCACGAAATGTCGTAGATAAGCAAGGCCCAAGCTTTCTACTATACTAACAAAAGGTTTTAGTATTGCGGCGTTGTAATCCATTATTATTTGTTCGCCTTGATGTATTTGACCCACTAAGTCAGGACCAGCTGATGTTTTAGCTGTATCATTTTTTAATACATCTAAGTAGTTATTTAGACGCAATACAGTATCATCATCAAGAAAATGTTGCATCATTAATGCAGCTGGCAAAACCTGTAGTTCGTATTCTATTTCGTTAGTCATTCTTTTGTGCTTTAACAAGTTCAGTAAGTATCAAACTATATCCTACCATGTCGTCTGCTGTATCTTTATGGTTTGGATTGTTCACCATCCGGCAAGCTTTAAAAGCCAGCATCATGGCGCAACACTGACTCGGTGTTAAATTAGCACCAAGCATGCTGTTCCAGGTGTTTGCTAATTGTTCAAAGAAAACATCTGGACTAGCATAAGCTTCCCCTTTAATTTCTAACAAATCTGCTATTTCTATTGCTTTATCTCTATACATAGTATTGGGTTGGTAAGCGACGGCTGTTCTCTTGGAGTAAGAAGAGAATTTGTGTGGAGGGTCGTCGCCTACCTGTAAACCTAAAAAGGGATGTCGTCGTCCGTTAAACCTTTTTTATTTTCGTCGTCGTCAAACCCAGGTGTGTTCATTTCCGCAGCTGCTTGTTCATTTAGAGCAGCAAGATTTTCAGATTCAGATGGTCCATCTGATTCACCTACAGCTGTTTTGTATTCATAACTTGATTCAATATCTTCTTGTTGCCAAGGTGGTAGTGAGTCAAAAATATCACACATAGCTTTGCTATCGGCTGATTGCTTACCCCTAAAATCATCTAGGTAAACATCTAAATCAAACGATTGTTTTTCGTTGTGTGTTTCTACAACTTGGATGCCGCCATCTGGTCTTTGCAGATTTAGTATCTTTGGATTTCCGCCCAAAGAATTTTCTGTTGGTGCAGTATGACCCACTTCTATTCTTGCGGTGCAACCTAGTAATTTACTAATGTCAAAGCCGCCAAGTTCTTCTTCGGTAAAACTTTTACCACGCCAGCTCTCTAAGTCTTTACGCAATGCCGCAGCCTCAAATAAAGATGCAGTATAGGTTTTGGAAACTGCGAAAGGTCTACCGTCTTCCATTTTGGAAGTATTACTATCTGGGTCCAACGCCTCTGTTACTTCAAAGGTTATGTGGACTCTGGTCTTTTTACTTTTCACGCCTTTATATTCTTGGTCTGTTGTGCCCAAGTCAATAATACGAAAGCAAGTTCCAAGATAGATTCCCTTCTGTAATTTTGGTAGACTTTCGCCGCTACCGTCGCTACTAATTGTTAAGCTCATAAATATCTCCTCTAATGTGTTTGCAAATTATAATAAACTTGGGTATTATTCTATAACCTTTTACAAAAGAAGTAAACACATAAAAAAGCGATGGATTGATGTCATTAAAAATAAAACGACCTAACAAGAATTTTAACACACCCTTTACCAAAGATTACGTTTCACAATTTCAAGATTTCTTAGCCAACAATGGCTATGAACCAGACCCTAAGAAGGGTTTGATTGCCGATGGCTCAATAGGTCGGGCCTACATCAATATTGGTAATCAAAGGAAGCTGGTAGGTTGGTATCAAGCCTGGCTAGACCAATCCTCCCCCTATGGTCGTATTGGCGATTATCGTGTCAGCACGGACCAACCTACAGCAACCTGGAAACCTGAGAATAGTAAAAGATACCGCATGACTAAAGAGCAGAAGGCGGAGATTGAAGAACTACGACGCCAGGCAGAGGTCAAGACAGCAGAAAAATATACGCAGGCCGCACAGCGAGCACAGTCCATTTGGGATAGGTGTGAGGATTGTGTAAAGCATGAATATTTAGAAAAGAAACAGGTTTTATCCTATGGATTAAAAAAAGATAACAATAATAATTTGGTTATCTCTATGAAAGATGGTCAAGGCACT